TAATAATTTATTATCTCAACAATGGAATGATGGTACTTGGACAGGAACTATGTTTCCAGATAGTTCTGATATAAATGAAAATACATACTTGACTGGTAAGCACGGCGCGTTTGCAGAAACTACAATCAACTCAGAAGACTATGTATCAATAGAAGAAATGAGATTAGGTTTTAGTTCTAACTTTAACTCTGACATAAGATGGTGGAACCCAACTGAATCAACAGTCACAATGTATCAAATAGCATCTAATGGTGTCGACACCACAACACAAAGCACAACCTTTGAGGATACCACAAATCATAACTATCAGTTTAATAATTATGGCAACACATTAACTATGAATGCTGATCCAAACATGACACATGGTACGCTGACAGCAGGTTTTAGTTTTGATATACAAGGTAATAAAAACTACAACGGTGGCCATGCAGGTGTAGATGTAAAAGACCCAACACTAACCATAGACTACACTGCACTGTCAGCAACAACTGTGACAACAGTTGAGTATTGTTGGCAAAAGAATCCACCTACATGTCCAGGGCAAGACGAAATAGATATTGTTGAAGATATAATAGACGACATCGATACTATTATTTACGACATACCTGACGACTTCTTTGAGCCAGAGCCTATTCCAATAGATGTTGAATACTCATTCAATCCTGATTTGTTTGAGGAAGAGGAGTTTGATATACAAGATGATTATATGATAGCTGACGAATTTTTTTTTGAAGACGACTACTATCAAGATGACTTTTACGAAGACATTGAATTGGCATACGTTCCTGAAACAGATATTAACATGGACATGGACGTAGATTGGAATGATTCTAATGTAGAACTATTTGATGATCTGCCTCTGGTAGAGGAGGCGATTATAGATGACATAGTTATGGAAGAGGAAATGTTTGTAGAAGAATTTACAGACGAGATGCAAGAAGAGTTTATCGAAGAAGTTTATGAAGAATTTTTTGTAGAAACAGAACCTGAACCAACACCTGAACCAGAGCCGGAGCCAGTAGAAGAGGTGGCTATGGTAGAGGAAGAAATTATAGAAGAACCAATTGAAGAGGAAATAGTAAATGAAGAAGTTACAGAGCAACCCAGTAGCGAAGAAGTTGTTACAGACGAGTCAGCACCGACAGCAGAGATTGCCAAACAAGAAGAAGCAGTCGAGGAGCCAACTCAAGAACAACCTAGCTCAGATGTGGAAGTTGATTTAGATATAAAAGTTGCAGCCATAGAGAAGGTTATACAAAGCAAGATAAAAAACGAAATGCAAAGAGTTAGTGTTACTCTTGATGTTATCAATGAGCTTGTTTCACGTGAAATAGCACAAGGTCAGGCTGATATTTCTAGTTATTTTGACACAAACGCTGCTTTGTTTGACACTAGACAAATACCTGGTGGTGACCCAGCTTTCTTCTTACAAGCCAGTCTTGCAAGCTACGATAAAACCATATATGCTACGCAAGCAAGCATTGCAGGTACAGACCCTGTAGTCCAGCATCAAATAAAGATGCAGGGATACAAAAAGAATACTAGCGATGCATATAGAAATCTTATGGAGTTATTAAATGCAAGGAATGATTAGTAAACTATCGTCTTATGCTGCACTGCTGGGTGTCATTGGCGCCATTGGTGGTGGCTTTATGGCATGGGGTGAGTTCAACAACCGTATTGCACAGCTAGAAAACAAAGAGTTTGTAGTCAATGAGACTGTAGATTTATCTGGTGTTAATCAAAAAATAGAAGACGTTATCAAAGCAATCGAGGGACTTAAAGCTGATATTAAAATAAACGATGCAGCTATTAAATTTCTTGATGCAAAGATAGAAGAACTAAAAGCAGAATTTGATAACCCACTTTTATAGGAGAAACACATGCCATACGGTAAAGGAACATATGGGTCTAAAGTAGGAAGACCACCAAAAAAAGATAAAAAGAAAAAGAAAAAAAGAATAAATAATGGCTAAGACAATTGTTAAATGAAAAGGTTAGACGTAGATGAAAACACCGCGGTCTCAATGCCGGTACGTAACTTACTCACTATTATTGGCGCTTGTCTTGTGGGTGCTTGGTTCGGCTTTGGAGTTTTGGAGCGCCTTAATAGTATAGAGTCAGATTTAAGACTGATGTCTAAGGATTTAGAAGCTGCAAATACTTTTATAGATTCCGTGCCCAAAGGCGGCATGGTCAGTCCACAGGTACAGGAGCTCTACATGTTGGTTGAGTACCTTGGCGAGAACGTAGACAAACTAAAAGAACAGATGGAGTCAGAGATACCCATGATACTAAAGAACGACATGGTTATACAATTTCATGAAGAACGATTAATAGACTTGGAGTCAAAAGCAAATGGAAACCATTAAAGTTGTATTCGCAATACTTATGATACAGAACGGTTCGACAGTAGAGATGGTGCCAACTGATGGACTTTCTGACTGTTTGAAACAGAAGCGTTTAATTACTAGACAGATAGGCGAGGAACAAGCTGGTATATACATGCAGTGCAAGGAAGTCACGGCATCTATATACGAAGACATGGGCCGACTTAAAATAAAAAAGATTATAGAATAATGGCAATATCACGTTCACAAACAGGAAAAACTGTTTCTAAAAAAGAAAAGAAAATCAGCAAGGTAATGCGTGAATATAAATCAGGTAAACTTAAATCTGGTAAAAGTAAGAAAAAAGTGGTAAATAAAAAGCAAGCCATAGCTATCGCGCTCAGCGAAGCTGGCATAAAACAAAAGAGGAGACGCAAATGATCGAATCACTAAGAGCAAAAATGATTGATAAGTGGACTTCAATGAGTTGGAAAACTAAACTCATCGGTGCTGCTATTATAGTCATAATCATCAGGAATAATCACATAAACAAATGATACTTGACGTAGTCAAACTAGCAATAGGCGCTGGCACACACATAATGAAAAATAGACAGCAGCGTAAAATGCTGGAGTCAGATGCAGCTATGTTGCATGCACAGAAAATGGCAAGTGGTGAAATCGAGTATCAGGCTCAAGTTAGACAATCAAACGACAAAGGATGGAAGGACGAATTCGTTCTTATTCTCGTGAGCGCCCCCGTAATTCTTTTAATATGGAGTGTGTTTAGTGATGATCCAGACATACAAGCTAAATTGCACATGTTCTTTGAGCAGTTTAATAATCTGCCTTTTTGGTACCAGACTCTATTTGTAGGGGTCGTCGCTAGTATATACGGCTTGAAGGGCGCAGATATTTTCAAGAAAAAGTAAGGTTGACTTAATTTTACATTAGGGGGAAAAATGGGGGTTGAAGATAAACCCAAGAATCCGCTTGACGAGTTCTGGGAAAAACTAGGAAAAAAGGAAAAAACATATGTCAGAAGCTATAGATCCAATAAACGTAATATACAAACTAAAGAGGAGCATGCAAGCTCAGATGGACACTCTAGTTCAAACACTCGCAAACGGAGGGATTGACAGTCACGAAGAATACAAATATATAATAGGTAAGATCCACGCAGTGGACGCAATAAATCAGGAACTCTCTAACCTGCTAGAACCAAAGGAGCCAAAAGACGATGACAACATCACACGCATTAGAAGCTAAATATGACGCCGAAGAAGATGCAAAAAAGATAGCACAACACGAGGCGGAAAAAGATCCCGAAAAAACAAATTTAGAAAAATTACCAAATCCCACAGGATGGCGTATTTTAATTATGCCTTTTAGAGTTAAAGAAAAAAGTGAAGGTGGAATTATTATTGCACAAGAAACACTAGACAGAGCAAGATCTGCCGTACAGGTTGGTTATGTTTTAAAAATGGGTCCACTTTGTTATAAAGATGAAGACAAGTATCCTACAGGTGCTTGGTGTAAAGAAAAAGATTGGGTGATCTTTGCAAGGTATGCAGGATCACGAATGGAGATTGATGGTGGTGAGATAAGAATGTTAAACGATGATGAAATCTTAGGTACGATAGAAGACCCTAAAGATTTGATTCACGCAATGTAAACATAGAGGAGGATAATCTATGCAAGAAAACGATACGAAAATCGATGTCGGTGAAATCGATGAGCAGGAACAAGAAATAGATCTTGACGCAACTGCACCAGAACAATCACTAGAAGAGGAACAAATCGATGTTGAAGAAACTAAAGACGATAGTCAGTCCGCTGACGCATCTTCGGAATCTAACGAGCAGTCTAATGTTCAGGCTGGCGAACAGAAAAAAGAATTAGATGATTACAGCGACGGAGTTCAAAAAAGAATAGCGAAACTTACACGCAAAATGCGTGAAGCTGAAAGGCAAAAAGAAGAAGCTATTGTATATGCACAAAACATAAAAAATCAGGCTGAAAAAATGAGAGGTCAGTATGATGCTCTTGGAAATAATTTTACAACAGAGTTAGAAGCAAAAGTAACACATGGTATGGATGCTGCAAAACTAGCTTATAAACAAGCTGTAGAATCCCAAGACATTGATGCACAAGTTGCTGCACAACAGCAAATAGCAACAATGTCCATGGAACAAGCAAAACTTAATGTTATAAAAGAACAACAAGCTGCACAAGCTGATAGAAAAAAAGCACAGCCACAATCACAAGAAAATCTTTATCAAGTAGCTCAGGGAACACCATCAGCGCAAGAAGTTGCGCAAGCAGGTAGACAACTAGACCCTAAAGCTGAAGGATGGGCAAGTAAAAACTCTTGGTTTGGTACAGACAATGCAATGACTTACACTGCATTTGATATACACAGAGAGCTTGTTGAAAACGAAGGATTTGATCCACAATCAGACGATTATTATTCTGAAGTCGATAAACGAATAAGAGTTGCATTCCCACATAAATTTGATAAAGTGGAGCAATCTACAGCTGAGCCGCCGGCTCAGACTGTTGCAAGTGCTAAACGTCCGGCAGCAAAAGGACGCAGAAAAACTGTGAAACTCACACCGTCACAGGTAGCTATTTCTAAACGATTAGGTGTGCCACTTGAAGAATATGCGAAACAATTAATCGCGAAGGAGGGCTAAGCATATGGAAAAAGAAAACATGAAGACCACTCGCGCGAGTCAAACTCGGGCTAAAACTGAAAAGCCTAAAGTATGGACTCCCCCATCATCACTAGATGCACCACCTGCGCCAGACGGGTATAGACATAGATGGTTACGTGCCGAAAGTATGGGCTTTGATGATACAAAGAACATCTCAGGTAAAATAAGATCCGGATGGGAGTTAGTTAGATCTGACGAATATCCTGATAGTGACTATCCAGTTGTTACAGACGGCAAATACGCAGGAGTGATCGGGGTTGGTGGCCTTGTGCTGGCAAGGATAACCGAAGAGCTCGCAAAGTCGCGTGAAGAGTACTTCAAACAGAAGACTATGGATCGCAATGAGGCTTTAGAAAACGATGTCTTGAAGGAACAGCACCCAAGTATGCCGATCAATCAAGATCGACAGACTCGTGTAACTTTTGGTGGCTCAAATAAAGACTAATCTTTATTTTATCCATCGATTTAACTAACCCTTTAAGGAGGAAAACAATATGGCAAATTTAGATGCCCCTTTTGGTTTCAGCCCGGTTGGAAAAATCGGCGGCGGTACATCGCCCGCAATGAACAGTTACAGCTCGTTAGCAGCATATGGCACTGCTATCTTCCAAGGCGACCCGGTTAAGTGCGTTGAGGCAGGTGGCGACGTCCAACTCTTTGCAAAAGGAGATGGTGGCACTGCAGCAACTAACTGTATTGGTGTTTTTTGGGGTTGTAACTACGACGATTCAAACGGCAAACCAACATTTACTAACCAAAAAGCCGCTAGTTTAGCGACGACTTGTTTTGTTTATGACAATCCATACCAAGTATTCGAAATACAAGGTGATGCAGCTTCTGCTGTAACGGATAGAAGTAAACTTGGCGATATCGCAGCAACTGCCGGCTCAACAACAACTGGTGTTTCAAAGACAGAAGCAGACTCAGCTAACTGGGGAACTGGTGCTAACATTAAAGTTGTAGGCTTTTCAACAAAAGAAGGTCGCAACGATGTAGGCTCAGCTAACTTAGTGTATGAGGTTCTGATCAATGAACACAAGTACAAATAATAGCAGGAGGACATAACTATGGCTATATCAAGACAACAACTAGCAAAAGAGCTAGAGCCTGGTCTGAATGCATTATTTGGACTAGAGTACAAAAACTACGAAAATCAGCATAAAGAGATTTTCGACACAGAAAACAGTGAC